GTGCAGAAGTTCTCCCCTCTTAACGCTCGGCACATACACCTTTCGGCTGCCCTCATTGCTTATTGTCTTTCAGAGAGCAAAGAAGGGGGGCTAACTTCGCGCGTATAAGGTTAATAGTTATGGACTATAAAATCACGGAAATCATTGTGCATTGCTCCGCCACGGCGGAGGGGAAGGACTTTTCGGTGAAAGACATTGACCGCTGGCATCGTGAGCGGGGCTGGAGCGGCTGCGGGTATCACTACGTTATCCGCCTTGACGGGACGATAGAGCAAGGACGTATGGAGAGCCAGATAGGTGCACATTGCTACGGGCACAACATGAACTCCATCGGCGTGTGCTACATCGGCGGCCTTGCCTCGGACGGGAAGACGCCGAAGGACACGCGCACTATTAAGCAAAAGGCATCGCTTCGCGCCCTGCTGCGCCGCCTCAGGCAAAAGTACCCCGAGGCCACTATCTACGGACACCGCGACTTTGCCGCGAAAGCCTGCCCCTCGTTCGACGCACGGGCGGAATATGCGGATTTGTAAGGCGGCTTCAATCGATTTCTCTCGCGTCAATCGATTTCTCTCGATTAAAACGATTAAAACGAGAGAAACGAGAGAAACGACTGAACCGAGAGAAACGAGAAAAACGACTGAAACGACTGAACAAGAAAAAAGACCGCCGCGCCGTTATGAAAGCAACAAGTCTCCTCCCGCTCCTTCTCGCCGCCTTGCTCTCGTCGTGCAAGAGTGGAAGCCACACCGCCGCGACTGTTTGGACGGACTACCGCGCCGCGACTGCCGACACTCTGCGCCTCACTCGCCACGAGACAGACACGCTTCTGCTCCGTGATAGTATATATATAAAGGAGCGCACCTGCGGCGACACTGTATATATTACGCAGTTTCGCGACCGCCTACGCTATAAGACCATCGTTCGCCACGATACCGTTTACAGCACCCGCCGCGACACCGTGGCGACCACAAAGGCCGAGACGCGCACCGTGTCGCGGGAAGTCCCCGCCCGCCTCACCGCGTGGCAACGCTTCCGCCTCGCCGCGTTCTACGTCCTTGCCGCCATCGTTGCGGCGGTGGGGCTTCTGAAGTTTCATTCGAGGAAAGCGGTTAAATCGGATTAATCGAGAGAAACGAATGAAACGAGAGAAACGAGAGAACGCGGCGCGTGAATGCAGTTTGGTCGGCGCGTGAATGCAGTTTGGTCGGCGCACAAAGTGGTTTTGGTCGGCGCACAAAGTGACTTTGGTCGGCGCACAAAGTGACTTTGGTCGGCGCATGAAAGGTATTTACTCTCTTTATTATTCATTATTCATTATGGACGACAAGCTTACAAAACTCATTCAGACGTGGCTCGCCACAGACACCCTCGCCCGCGACATCCGCGAAGGGGCAGACCTATTGCTGCGATTGAACCGCAACCGCATCCTCTACAACAACATCCTGCGCCGCCCCGACAAGATGGCCTCGAAGCTCGAATACGAGCTAAAGAAGCACCTGCGCATCCGTCTCGACGGCCTCACGCTGCGCGAGGTAAACCTCTTAGAAAGCTCCATCATCCCTGCCGCCGACAAGACGCTGCGCGAACCTGCCCCCGACTCTGCCGACCTGCCTACGGATAAGAGTGGCATCGCTGCCCCCTTCCGTGGTCGCCGCGCTGATCACGACGCGCTGCCCGACGAGGTGCGTCAGCTCTACGAGCGCAACGGTGAAGTTTTTCGCAAGCTCCGCCAAGTGCGCGAGACGCTGCGCTCTATGCACGCTGCCGAGCCGTGCGACCGCTACGAATATTGCAAGCTCCTCGGCGAGCTTGACCGCGAATATCATGCCAACTGGGAACGCTACGACCACTATGTAGCCGAAGACGGGGGAGGTGATGCCCTCATCGCCTCTAATGCTGCGGCCAAAGGCGGAGGCGAGGGCACAGCCTCTCCAGAGGGCGGGGGTGCCATCCTCGCAAAGAAAGCCGCGAAGAAGAAAAAAGGCTCGAAGAAAGCGACCGCCGCCGCTGCCGAAGCCGCCGCTTCAGCTTCTCTCGCTTCTCTCGATTGAATCGGATTAATCGAGAGAAACGATTGAACGCCGCCACTACTTAATTATGAAAAAGCAACTCTGCTCCATCTACCTCGCCGACGCTTTGCGCTTGCTCTCCGACCGCCGTCCCCACACGCTGCGCCTATGGAAACTCTCTACGGGCGACATCCTCACCTACGAGGGAGTGACGGCCATAGGCGAGTGGAAGCGCGGCGCGATGCACCGTGTGCGCTTCAACAAGAGCGGACAAATCCGCGCCCTGCGCGACATCTCCATCTTCGAGATTGACGGGCTGAGCGTTTATCTGTAATCTTTTATTAATCATATTGCCGCTATGGACTTTTTTAATCATTTTATTCGGTTTAATCGATTAAACCGATTTAATCGAGAGAATTTTTTCAATCGAGAGAAACGAGGACACGAGAGCACCGCCGCCAATTTCCTCACCGCCGACTTCCGCTCCTCTATGAACGACGTGCCAGACACCACGGGCGTGTTCGACGACGAAGCCGTCATCAAGAGCCGCCCCGTCCCCGGGATGCCAGAAGAGAGCTATATCCCGTGGGGTGCAGACGACCAACTGCCCTACGACCTCATTCACCTCGTGGGAGCGGACGAAGTGACGGCGCAAAACAAGCTCTTCAACGTGCTCACGTGCTACGGCGCGGGGCTGAGATTTGAGCCGTTCACTCGTTTTAATCGAGAGAAACGAGTGAAAAGAGAGAGAGGCAGCGAGGGCGCAGACGCCCCCGTCGTCGCTCAGATGGCGGAAGCTGCCGCGTGGGGACAGCGGCAAAACCTACCGTCCTACTTCTTGGAACAGACCACGGACATGAAGTATTTTTTCTTCTCCGTCTGCGTCATCATCCTCTCGAAGGACGGCACGCGCATCAATCGCCTGCGCCACAAGGAAGCCTGCTACTGCCGCCTCGCTAAGGCCAACGAATACGGGCATATTCCCTATGTCTATTACGCTAATTGGCGACACGGGCAAGCCTTCACTGGGACGATAGAGAAGATAACGCTCCTTGACGAGCACGACCCTATAGGCGACCTTATGCAGCGCATGGGGCGTGAACCTCTCGGCGACGGAAAGCTCCACAAGGCGCAGCGCGTGCGCAAGTTCGCCATCCTTATGCGCTTCCCAACGGCGGGCTGCCAGTACTACCCCGTACCCTATTGGAGTGCCGTGCTGCGCGGCGGATCTTACGACGAGAAACGCCTTATCAGCGTGGGCAAACGCGCCAAGCTCCGCAACCATACGAGCGTAAAGTATCAAGTAGAGGTGGAGCGCGACTATTGGAGCAAGATATGCCGCGAGGAGTACATCACCGACCCCGTGGAGCAACGCGAACGTGTGAAGCGCGAGAAGGAAAACATCCGCGACTTTATAGCGGGACTTGAGAACTCCGATAAGGTGTGGATAAGTTCTTACTACGTCTCGCCCGACGGCAAGGAAATCCACGACGTGAAGATAACGCGCATCGACACGGCCAAAGAGGGCGGCGACTGGTCAGAGGACGTGCAAGCGGCCTCCAACACCATCTGCTACGCCGACAACGTTCACCCCAATCTCGTAGGGGCAGTGCCCGGCAAATCGCAATCGAACAACAGCGGCTCTGACAAGCGCGAACTCTTCACCATGAAGCAAGCCCTCGAGATAGCCTTCCACGACATTCTTCTGCTACCCCTGCGCCTCGTGTGCGCCTTCAACGGATGGACGGACATCGAGCCCACCGTGCCGATGATACAACTCACCACCCTCGACGAACACAAGGACGCTCAAACCGTCACGCCAAATGGAGATTAACATCACGCTCCCCACCGCGTGGGAACAGCTTACAGACCGTCAACTCCGCTACGTCTGCCGCCTCTTATCCACAGGGTTTTCCACAGAGGACATAGAGACCTTCTTCGTGCTGCGCTCCCTCCCCGCTCATCTCCCGCGTCTCGCTCTCTATCAGCTTGCCTACGCCACGGAGTTCGTTCGCTTCCTCGGCACGCCGCCTGCCGTCCCCGTGCGCCCTGCCAAGATAGGCCGCGCCACGGCTCTCGCTCCCGACTTACAGGACATCACCTTCGCGCAATACCTTCTTATAGATAATTTTTATGCGGCGTTTCTCTCTCTTCAATCGGATCAATCGCATCTCTCGTTTCAATCGCTTCAATCGCTTCAATCGAGCGAAACGAGAGAACCGAGAGAACCGAGCGAAACGAGCGAAACGACTAAAGCGACTGAAGCCGCCACCGCCCTGCTCTCGGCTCTCTACGTGGGCTACAAGGCGAGCCGCTATCAGCCGTGGCACGCCGTGGCCGCCGTCCTGTGGCTCACAGGACTAAAAGCGCAACACGTGTTGCTCTACCCCGACCTCTTCCACACCGCCGCCGCCGCTGCCGCCCCCACCGACCAACGCACGCAAATGGAGACGATGATACGCGCCCTGACCGATGGCGACATCACCAAGCGCGATGCCGTACTGCAATCGCCCCTGCCCGCCGCTCTCTACGAGCTTAACGAGAAAGCCCGCGAAGCCGAGGACGTGCGCCGCGCTGCCGCCAAGCACTAACGCCGCCGTCTATGAGGGGGACAGGAGTGTCCCCGCTCCTGTATGTCTTTTTCCACGCAGGGGGTAGTCCTTACTTTTGCCGTAAGAATAAGTCACCAAAGCAAGAACCTTTCACAGCCTGAGATGCTTCCCGTTAAATTCGTCCGCCGCCTCGAAGTGCTTCCCGCCCGCCACCTCTCGCCGCTCGTCGCCCTGCCGCCGCTCGGCGAGGCGGTGCAGACGGGACACTGGCCGCTCACGCAGCTGCCCCTTGCTACGCTCGCCAGCGTGGAGGTGACGGAGGATATAGAGAACGGCCTGCGACAGTTCACAACGAAGGTCACGGCCGCCCTGCGCTGCCACTACGAAGTGCCGACCGTCCCCGTGGCTCTTGTGCTCACACTCACGGACGGCTCACAGCTCATTGTCGGCACGGCTTCGCGCCCGTTTCCCGTAGTGACCGTCACCGTGACGCGCCCCGACAAGGCCAGTTCGCAGAGCTGCGAAACGCTCACGGCCACGTGGACAGCTCCCACGCCCGCACTCTCACCCATCGCCCAATGAAAGCGAACACTAAAGACTGGATACAGTATGGCTCTGCCATAACGATGATAGTAAGCGGCGTCGTCCTCACGTTCGTCTGCTTCTTCCTCAATGGCTACGCCATCGCCGACAGCGTCCTGTGGTATATGGCGCAGGCGTTGGTGTATGCAGGCTCGGTGTTTGGCGTAGGCATCTACTTGCGCACGAAGTATGGCGAAGTGAAGAACGACCTTTATCATAAGGTAGAGGAATATCTCAACAACGCTGTTAAGACGCACGAACAAGGAAAGGAGGAGAGCAAATGAACATCATCGCCAACGGCGCGACGCTGCCCGCGCTTGCCTTCCCTTACGACCTTGACCGCATCGCGGCCACGGGTTGCACGGCTTCGGCGTCGGTGAGCTTCACGCTTACGCTCACCGACGTGGGCGGCACGAGCGCGGCGGGGACGGATATATTCTCCACCACGATTTACGCCGACGCCGACGGCACGGCGACGCTCTACGACCTCGCGCCGCTATTGATGACAAGGATAGACGACACGGAGGGGCGCACCGAGGCGCAGCTCTCCATCAAGGCCGCCGAGGACTCATCTGCCGCGACGACGCAGACCGTCCTCCTCCTTCAGTGCCGCGCCTACCTCCCCGCGACGGCCACGACGTGGCTCGACCGCTGCCCTCTCTCGCTCCTCACTGATACGCGCACCACCGTGATCGACAACACGGAGCACATCGCTTTCCTCGGTGCGGTGCGGGGGTTGACCTTCTCCTTCGTCCATGCCAATGGCGGGACGGGGACGATAGACACCTCCGCCATCACGGCGAAGACTACCACGCTAACCGCCGCCGATGGAGCGACCTATACCCTCACCGCGCTCTCGTTCGCGTGGCTCGATACGAGCATCAAGGCCACGATTGAGAGCGGCAACCTCGCCCCTGCGTTCCTTGCCACGCTGACCGTCACGCGCACTGATATGGCGGTGATGCGCTTCCGCTTCCGCTGCATCGTCCCACCCTACGGCTCGCACCGCGTGAGTTTCCTCAATCCTTTTGGCGTGGAGGAGACGATACTCTTCGCCCAAGTTGAGCGGAAGGATAAGCCTACGCGCTCGGCGGCCTACTTCTGCGGCCGCTACCGTAACTATCTCGTCACGCCTGCCACCACAACGGAGGGCGTATCGTTTCCCCTCGCCGACGGCGAACTACAGGCGGCGGGCTATTTCCTTGAAAGCCGCACACTCACTGACCTCACCACGGGTGAGAGCATCGTCCTAACGGATGGCGAGCTTGAGGCGGACAGCACGGCCTCCGCGATGCCACGGCTCAAGGCCACGTGGCGTGCCGAGACGCACCACCCGCAGCGCGGCGACGTTCCGACGAACATCTTCGACAAGACGTTTGACACTTCTTTCGATTAGAACGATTAAAGCGATTAAAACGAAAGAAACGAAAGAAACGAAAGAATAGAAAGAAGCGAACGAAACGAGAGAATCAACCGACTTAACCCCCAAGACTATGACCATAGACGAACTACTTACCATTGCCGCCACGGTGCGCGACGCTACCACCGACGGCGAGAACACTGCCGAGCGCGTGGGCGGCCTACTCGTGGAGATGTGCAACTTCTTAAAGACGGCCGATCTATCCTCTGTACAAACTCTCTACGAGGCTATCTCTAACGAGGCCACGTATCGCGAAAAGCAAGACGCAACGCTCTCCGAGCAAATCTCGAGCGAGGCCACGGCACGCGACACCAAGATTGGCGAAGAGGCCGCGTTTCGCGAACAGCAGGACGCAACGCTCTCCACGCAGATTTCTAACGAGACCACGGCGCGCAAGGAAGCCGACACAACGCTGCAAACTGCCATTGACAAGATCAACAGCACAGGCTCGAATACTAACTACGTGACCAACCTCGCCATCACGCAGTCTGCCTCACACCCCACGTTTGTGCGCTTCACCATTCAAAAGGGCGGCTCTGTGCAATACAGCACAGACATCGCCAACGCCACGACGAGCGTACAGGGCTTAATGTCGGCGGCGGACAAGACGAGCCTTGACGCACTCACAGGCGGCACGGATAGCCACTATCTGACCGCCTTAGCCGTGACGCAGACGCGGCCTTACTACGTTGACATCACGCCATCGTTTGGCGGCACGGAGGGCAGCAAGATAAGCATCGGCGCAGCCACCGAGAGCGCAGCGGGCGTAATGACAGCGGGCGACAAGGCGAAGCTCAACGCCTACCCCGCATGGGAAACGCTCAACGCCCGCATCGCCGCACTCGAAGGATAAGCGGCGAAAGAGATTTCTCTCGCTTCAATCGGTTTATTTGAGAGAATCGATAGAAACGAATGAATCAAATGAAGCGAATGAAACGAGAGAAGCGAACGAAACGAACAGAATAACCCGACTTCATCTTTATCATTATGGCCATTAAATTTCACACTACAGCAAAGAAAAGCCCTAAGACGGGGGCTGTAAAATATTACGCCACGGTAAGCCTTAACGACAACGTGGCGGAAACAGACCTCTCTGAGGACATTGAAAAAATCACCTCGCTCTCATCGGGCGACATCAAGAACGCCCTGATGTCTCTCCAATACGTCATCATCCAACGCCTGCAAGAGGGACACACCGTCACGCTGCCCGACATCGGCACGTTCTACCTCTCTATCCAAAGCGAGGGGCAGGCTACGGAGAAGGCCGTCACCGCCGAGAGCATCAAGAAAGTGCGCATCTGCTTCCGCGCTGCCTCGAAGTTACGCCGCGCCCTCCAGCGCGACCAGACGACCGTAGAAAAGGAGAGCGTGAAGAAAGACGCAAGTGATTCAGAAACGGGCGATTAAGCCTCGCGAAATTCATGCGCCGACCAAAGTCACTTTGTGCGCCGACCAAACTGCATTCACGCGCCGACCAAACTGCATTCACGCGCCGACCAAAAAATGGTGGGGCGGAGTTCAATCGAGAGAAACGATTTAATTGATTTAATCGAGAGATACGACTGAAGCCCCAAAACGAAGACATATTCTTTCAGTTTCTATAAGTTAGGTTCTGCCAATTCTTTGGCTTTTATGTAAGGCCGCCGTCGGTTCGTGATGAATCGCGGCGGATTTTTCTTTCGATTCGCTCGTTTCTCTCGTTTCTCTCGATTAAATCAATTAATTCGAGAGAAACGACTGAGCGGCTGCGAGGGCGCAGCCGCCCCTGCGCTTTGTCTTTTTATAAAGAAACCGTTGTTAATACTTTTGCCCTTGCCAAACATTCATTAGCTACCAACGAGTTTCACACCTATGACTTACGACATCGACATAGATTCCTACATCGGCTACCCGATCTCGAAAGAGTGGGTGCGCCAGCAACTAAGCCCCCACGCGGGAGGGCCCGTGAGCGTTCGTATCAACTCTTACGGCGGCGACGTGATGACCGCGCTCGACATCCGTCAGCAATTCATCGACCACGGCGACGTGACGGCATATATATACGGGATGACCGCCTCCGCCGCCACCATCCTCGCCCTCGGCGCGAAGAGGGTCAAGATGAGCCGCTACGCCCTTATGCTCATTCATCGTAGCTCCATCGGCGTGGACGTTTGGAACATGATGAACGCAGAGGAAATAGAAACCACCATCGCCGAGCTGCGCTCCCGCCAAGCCGATCTCAAGAAGATAGACTGCGTTATCGCCGCCATCTACCACCTCAAAGCCAGCGGCCACGCCACCGCCGCCGACATTGCCGACGTGATGGCACGCGGCGCATGGCTCACCGCCGAAGAGTGCCTACAGCTCGGTCTCGTTGACGAAATCACCGAGGACGGCCAAGCCGAACCCGTCACCGACAGCGTGCGCCACCAGTTCGCCGCCTGCGGCCTGCCCGTGCCGCACGCGGGAGAGGCAATGCCCTCATCGCCTCTAATTCTCGCTGCCGCCAACGGGGACAGGAGTGTCCCCTCTCCAGAGAAACCCCTAAATACTATTGATATGGAAGAAACCATCACCACCACCACGCCTCAATTGGAGCAATCGCAGCTCTCGTTTCAATCGAGCGAAACGAGCGAAACGAGCGAAACGACTGAAGCGACTGAAGCCGCCGCCGCCGCCGACGCTGCCGCCGACGCTGCCGTCCTCGCCGCCCGCGTCTCCGCCCTCGAAACCGAGAACGCCGCCCTCCGTGAGCAAATCGCCGCCCTCGAAAAAGCCGACGGTGCAGAGACTACCACCATCGAAACGGCAAACAGCGACAGTACCGTCACCGCCGCCGATATGTACCACCGTATCGCCGCCGCCCTTTAACCATCTAAACTCTTACCACCACCATGGCACAGACTATCATCACCCTTGCAGAGCTGCAAAAGTCGGCTCACACCTACGAGCAACAGCTCCTGCAAATGCCCGTCATCTCGGCACAGGACACGCTCCAGTACATGAACCCCCTGCCCGGCATCTTCGGACAGCACACCCTCGCTGAAATCTCTGGCTCGTTTGAGCTTGGCCCTTACAAGCGCACCCGTTGGGAAGACGGCGAAGTGACCCTCACGCCCCGCACGCTTGAGACCTTCCTCGGCAACAACGCTCTCAACTTCGACCCCAACGAACTCTATGGCACTATCTTCGGTGCACGCATCTTCCAAGGCGAAGCCCTCAAGAGCACGCAAATCGCGCAAGACATCCTCTCCTACATGGCCGCCCAGCTCGGCAAGAAGCTCAACATGGCCATCTGGAGCGCAAAGCGCGACGACACGGGCGACACCACCGCCACGCTCTTCAACGGCTTCGACACCATCACCGAAGAGGAAATCACCGCAGGCAACATCTCCGCCGACAAGGGCAACTACACCGCCCTAACGGAAGCCATCACCGAGGACAACGCTCTCGACATCTTCCAGAGCATCTACGAGGCTTGCTCCGACGAACTTCAAGGCATCCCCGTCAACATCTACTGCGCTAAGGACGCTTACCGCAAATATCTCAAAGCCTACAAAGCCGAGACGGGCGCAATCGTCTATAACGACAAGTACGAGAAGACCACGCTCGAAGGCTCGGACGGCCTCGCCACGTTCGTGCCGCTCGTCAGCAAGAAGGGCAGCTCCTACATCCACATCGCCCCCGCCCGCAATATGATCTACGGCTTCGGCAACGGTCTGCCGCAGGAAGCCATCGCCGTGGAGAAATACAAGCCGTGGGAGTTCACCTTAGAAGCTACGCTCGTCTTCGGCGTACAGTTTGCCAGCGTCAGCCCCGAAGTGCTCCACGTCGCAAAGCTCGCCACCGCGTAAAGCCCCGCTTCAATTTCTTCTATCGTTTCTATCGTTTCCATCGTTTTATTCGAGAGAAACGATAGAAACGAGAGAAATAAAAAATCTAAAACTCTACAACAATGGCAAAGACTTGCACCAACACCGCCCTCTACGAATCCTTAAAGTATTGCAAGGGCAAAACCATACTGCCCGGCATCAAGCAGCGTGGCTACTACATCTCGAAGGACGACATCGCCGCGTGGCCTACACTGCCCTCCACCGCTACCGCGATGGGCACGCTCGCCACTTACACAGGCTCATTCACCCTCGCCGCCGATAAGACGTGGCACTACATCGACTTCACGCAAAACAAGGGCAGCATCTCATGGGAGACGCAGGGCGATCTGCCCTCGCGCACGTTCCTCAACAAGGCAACGCTCAACCACCCCGAAATAGACGAGGACGCCGCAGGCGCACAGCGTCAGATGCTCGCCGACGACCTTGTGTTTGTCATCCCGCAGCGCGACGGCAAATACCGCGTCTTGGGCAACGACAGCTTCCCCACCGACACGAAGCCAAGCGGCGGCACGGGCGAAGGCACAAGCGGCGACGTAGGCTCGGTGCTCGAAATCGAAGTGACCGACGTATGCCCCGCACCCTTCTACGTAGGCACACTCGCCACCGACGACGGAGAAATAGACTGCTCCGGCGGGGAAAACTGACTGAAGAGCTCCGACGAGACGTTTGACGTTTCATTTGATTAAATCGTTTTAATCGAGAGAAACGAGATAAGCCGCATAAACACTGTATCATCTCCCTCTGTTTCTCGGGAAGGATAGTCGCCACGTTCGCCCTTCATGCGTTCTGCCGTGGGGGATTATCCTTCCCCTTTTTAATTTTAATCCAATCCTCCCCCGTAAATGTCCCCCGAACTCATACAGCGCACACAGCGTTTCCTCTTTGCCTCCAAAGAAGAGATGGAGAAAGAGCACATCGGCGAGGGACTACAACGCCACATCCTCCGCCTGCGCGACATATACAACTACTGGCTCGCCAACCCGCAGCTGCTCGACCGCCACATCGTGGCCGAGATAAAGAGCCGCTACAAAGTAAGCATAGCGCAAGCCTACCAAGACCTGAGGCTCATCAAGATCTGCCTCGGCAACCTCAACCAGTGTACCACCGATTACTACCGTTGGGTATTCCTCGCCCGCGCCGAGGAAGCCTTTGAGATGGCACGCAAGAAGGACGACCCCAAAGCCTTCGCCTCCGTCCTCTCCGCCTTCGGCAAATACGCCCGTCTCGATGCCCCCGATGCTGCCGCCCCCGACTACTCCGCCATCGTCCCCCAACAGTTCACCATCACCTCCGACCCCACCGTGGCAGGCTTCAAGCGCATTCCCAACGTGGAGGGGAAAATCCGCACCCTCCTCGCCCGCTACGTCCACGAAGCTGAAAGCCCACAGTACGCCGTAGCCGAAGAAGTGAAACCCCTCAAGCCCGAACTCCACCGCGCCCAATAACACCGCCGCGCGTCAACCGATAAAACGATAAAGCCACCACATTATGGAAATCAGCAAAGAACTCCTTGAGAACTATTGCCCCGCCCTCATCAATCCCACCGACACCCTCTTCAATAAGCTCGCGGGGTACATCGACAACGCCACCGCTGCCCTCGCAGCCCTCGCCATCACCGACGACCTCCTCACCACCACCGAACTGCAAAATCTCTACGCCGAAACCGTCTGCACCCGTGCCGCATACGAAGCCATTCCGAGCCTTGACCTCGTAGCCACGCCCACAGGCTTCGGCGTGGTCAGCAACAACAACGTCGCCCCCGCCTCCCGTGAGCGCGTTGATGCTCTCCGCGAACAGCTCCGCGAGCAAAACTGCAAAGCCTACGAACGGCTCATCCTCGCCCTCATCAGGGCGACCGACTGGCGCACCTCCACCGCCGCCGCTACCGTGGTCACCTCGCTTCTCTTCCTGCCCTGCAACCTCCGCCGCTACGGTGTGACGCTCGACGGCAAGCCCATCTATCTCGAAGAAAAGGAGAAAATGGCTGCCCGCATTGCCGATGCCGAGAGGCAGCTTGAGTTCCTTATCTCGCCCGAACTTCACGCCCACCTTATTGCCTGCCAACTCACCGACCCCGACGACCACACCGCCGACATCACCATCGAACAAGCACGGCTCTATCTCGCCTCCATCCTCTCCGCCGCCCACCCACGTGCACGCACCCTCCTCGCCAACCGCTTGCTCGCCACCGTTCGCAAGGTAGGCTTCGAGCAATACACCAACTCCAGCACCGCCGCCGCACAGACCGCCACGCCCTACCAGAACGAGCGACAACACCCCACGTTCTTCTTCTCCTAACGCTGCCACATAAAGCACAATGGACGCAAAGACCCCCTTCGACTTCCCCGCCTACATCCGCCGCCTCACCGCCTCCAATCGCCTTGCCGCAGCACACGGCTTCCACTTCTCCACGTGCTCAGGGATAGACTACCTTGAAGGCATGCTCGCCGAGTTTCAACAGACCGCCAACTTCGTCAGCGTCTCCGACGTGTGCGACGAAAGTACCGTGCAAGTGGGCGGCGGATGGATGAAACGCCGCCTCTTCACCACCTTCATCCTCGCCCGCTACACCTTTGCCGACCCCGACAGCTACGCCGCCGCCATCGCCCTCTGCCGCGAACTCTACCGTCAATTCCTCTCCCGCCTCCTGCGCGACAGCGACGACTGGACGAACGAAATGCTCTACCTCAACTTCGCCGACATCCGCTGCACCGAACTCGGCGGCACATTCCTCAACGGCTGCACCGGCCTCTACTTTCTCCTCACGATGGACGAGCCCACCTGCCTCTGCTACGACAAGGCAGAGTGGAACGCGGAGACGTTTGATGGGACGCTTGACACTTCTTTCGATTAAAACGATTAAAACGATTTAATCGAAAGAAACGAACGAGACGAGCCGCAGGAAATTGTTAACAATCCGCTTTTGAGAAAGGAAACTGCGAAAAAGTTAGCGTTTCACTTGGCGGATAATAGCGGAAACGCTATCTTTGCACCGTCTTACAACAAGAAAGAGTTCTTTCACATTATGAAAACAAGCGATTTCACCGCCGAGCTATCAGCCGCAGGTTGCTATATGTATCGGCACGGGGCAAGCCACGATGTGTGGTATAGCCCCATCACGAAGCAGAAAGCCGCCATCCCGCGCCATTCCTCAAAGGAAATTACGACGGGCACGGAGCGAAACATCCGCCGCCTTCTTGGCGTTCCAAAGAAGTGAGCGGAGAAACACACAGTGTGGGAGGCGAAATTCCTCCCACACCTCTTTCCGCTTTCCGCTTGGAAATGTAATACAGAGAGAACGCCCAATATTCATAAGGCATAAACAATAAGCAGGGGCATAAAACATCTTCGCCCATTTAATCTGTAGAGAAAAGATCCATCCTGCCAAATGAAAAAGAAAGTAACCATCATTATGGAGAAAGCCTCCGATGGCGGCTATTGCTGTTATATGGAGGACGAGTTGCCCAATTTTGGGCTGCAAGGTTATGGCAACACCGTGGCTGCGGCAAAAATCGACCTCGCCGCTTGTTACGACGAGATGAAAAAGATGGAGGAGGAAGAAGGCCGCACCGCTCCAGATTTGGAGTTTGTGTGGAAGTATGATATGCAGACGTTCTTCAACTATTTTTCCTTCCTCAACGTCACAAAGGTGGCCGAACGTGCAGGCATCAACGCCTCACAGATGCGACAATACGCAAGCGGCGTGGCCAAAGCAGGGCAAAAGCAATACGACAAGCTTCGCGAAGCCGTGCAGTCATTCTCACGCGAGCTTATGGCCGCCACCTTCTGAGAGGCCACATACCGACAGCAAGCGGGGCGACCAAGTGAAAGACCGCCCGTTTTGTAAGACACGCCGAGAGCCACGCGCCGCTTGCCGCGTGGCTCTCTCTTTATCCGTCTTTTCCAGAAATGCAGAGAAGTGGAACTTTTGCACAGACAGCAAAAAAACACCTTCTCAATATGACCTCCATAGAGCAAGACCTCACCGAGTACACCCGCGAATGGTACGCCAAGATGGTGCAGATATGGACAGACCGCATAGACCTCATGGGCTGCATCCGCACAGGTGCACTTCGCGCCTCCATTAGTGGCAGCGGCCTCTCCCTCGCAGGCTACGACATGCAAGCCACGTTCCGCTTCCTGCAATACGGCCTCTATGTGGACGCAGGTACAGGGAACGGCTACCGTCGCGGCAACGGCGGCAATCTCCAAATCCTCGACAAAGACTACCGCCGAAGCCACAAGATGGGGAAGGGACGCACCCGCCGCCCGTGGTTCTCCCGCTCATGGTACATCAGCCGCGAAGTCCTCAAAAACAAGTACGCCGCCCTCATTGGAGAAGCCTTCGTTGGCGCGTTTACGAACATCAAATAGCGGGGTGGCGTTCAATCGTATCTCTCGATTTAATTGATTTAATCGAGAGATACGATTGAACGCCACCCCGCTATTTTTACCTCGGCGCACAAATGCAGTTTGGTCGGCGCATGAAGTGGTTTTGGTCGGCGCATGAAGTGACTTTGGTCGGCGCATGGGCGGCGGGCGGTTGCTTCTCTCGTTTCGTTCGCTCCTCTCGATTAAAACGATTAAATCAAAAGAACCTCGAGAAAATTCCCCCGCCGCACCCACGACTAAAACGCCCTCCTCTCCGTCCTCTTATTTACGTTTTGAGTAAGGAGTGGTATATCCTGTATATCCCTTGCGTTTCAACTCTTTCTCCTTCTCCTTCCAAAACTTACGCCGCCACGCTTCCTTTCTCTCTCGCCGTTCCCAATAATAATACTCTTTATCTTTCGCCATAATTCCAGCCTTCTGTAGGGAGTACGTAGCGGGTGGAGAAGCCTTTTTCTTCTTTTCGCTGCCGTTGCTCTTTGCCCTACGCTTGTCTCTGAAATAGCTAATAATAAAAGCCAACATAAAAAATAGTCCGAGAATTTCCATAAAGCAGTTTCTTATAAATTTTTTGCGGTCCGTGTCGCAAATATAGGGAATTCCCTTCAACGGATATTCATCAGCCGCTATTTTTTGTCTTTCTATACCTCCTCACTCCCCTCTACTTTTACAGGCAATAACCAAGAATATTCGTATTTATGAACACTCAGAATATTGCTAACATTACCCTCCGCGTCAATGGGAAAGAGGCTCAATCCACCATCGAAGCCTTGCGACGGCAACTCAAGCTCGCCGAGGTTGAAAAACGCAAACTCGAAGCCTCGCATGCTAACGGTGAAGAGTGGACACAGAAAGAAGTCAACGCGCTCTCACGCTACACGAAGGCCATCAATAAATGCCGCAAGCAACTCGATGAAACGCAATCCACCTCCGAGAGGCTCAAGCGCACGCTTGACAACCTTGACACTGCAAATCCCGTGCAGCTCACGCGCTCACTCAAAAGTCTCGAAGCAGCACAAAAGAAAGTCACGCGCGGCTCTGAGGAATGGAATCAGCTCACAGAAGCCATACAACGCACAAAGGGAGAACTCCAAAAGATTAAAGAGGAAACCGCCGCTGCGCAGTCGTTAGCTCCGCAGGGACTTATGGACAAGATAAAGGATAAGGGGAGCAAGTGGCTCGGCGCATACACGATAGCGAAGGACGCTATCAGCTCCGCCTACTCCGCCGCCGAGGGCTACGTGAACGAATACGCACAGATGGCGGAACACATGGCGGACGTCTCGAAATACACGGGGCTTGCCGCCGAGGACGTGGACGAACTCAACGAGGCGTTCAAACAGATGGACACCCGCACCAGCCGCGAAGCCCTGAACGACTTGGCCGCCGACGCGGGACGCTTGGGGCTACAGAGCAAGCAAGACATCCTCGACTTCGTGCAGGCCGCCGACACCCTCAACGTGGCTCTCGGTGAAGACCTCGGCGAGGACGCGGTGAAGAACATCGGCAAGCTCGCACAGCTCTTTGGCGATGCCGACGCGATGGGCTTGAAGCAGGCGATGCTCGCCACGGGGTCTGCCATCAACGAATTAGCGCAAAGCTCCTCTGCCTCCGAGAGCTACCTCATGGACTTCACCGTGCGGCTCGGCGGCGTGGGCAAGCAAGCGGGAATGACGCAGGCGGAGATAATGGGGCTTGCCTCGGTGCTTGACCAAGCGGGCGTACAGGCAGAACCCGCCGCCACTGCCCTCAGCCGTATCATTCAGAAGCTCTACCAAGACCCCGCAGCGATGGCACGCGCCGCAGGGCTTGACGTGCAGGCGTTCACCACGCTCCTCAAGACCGATGCCAACGCCGCACTCCTTTCCTTCGCCAAGGGGATGAACAACCTCGGCGGGATGGAGGGCATGGCTCCTGCGCTCAAAGACCTCAGCCTGACAGGGGCGGGGGTGAGCCAGACGCTGATGACCATCGCCGAGCGCACGGAGCAAGTGGCCGAGACGCAGGCGCAGGCCAAGACCGCCTTCACGGAGGCCACGAGCGTGACGGACGAGTTCAACGCTGCCAACAATACGGCGCAGGCGCAGCTCGAAAAGCACCAGAAGAAGCTGCACGACCTCTCCGTGGAGCTTGGGCAGACGCTCTACCCCGTGCTCAACGCGGGGCTGACAGTGGCGAACACGCTCTTTGCCGTCGTGCGCACGTTCTTCTCGTTCCTCGCTCAGCACGCGGGGACTATCGCGCTCATCACAGCCTACCTTCTTGCCAACACTGTGGCCGTCAACGCCTCGCGCATCGCCACTCTCGCTCATACCGTGGCCGTGAAAGCCAGCACCGTGGCTACGAAGGCGTGGGCAGTGGCGGTGAAGGCCGCCCACCTTGTGGCTCTGCCCTTCCGCGCAGCCATCGGGCTTGTTCACGTGGCCTTCATTGCCCTAACGAAGGGGACAAAGGCCGCCACCGTGGCTATGCGCGCGCTCAAGATACAGCTTGCCGCCAACCCGTGGGTATTGCTCGCCACGGCCATCGCCAGCGTGGCAGTGGTGGCTATCAATAAGTGGCGGGGGAGCGTGGAGCGAGCCACGGCCGCGCAGCGCACACTTGACGACATTCGCACCGAGGCGCAGAAGAAAATCGTGGACGAGAAGGCAAAGATAGAAGCCCTCATTGCCGTAGCCGACGACGAGACGCGCTCTATGGAAGACCGCCACACGGCCTGCGAAGCTCTCAACAAGATTATCCCCGAATACAACGCGCATATAGACGAGACCACGGGGAAACTGATTGCCAGCAAGGAGGCGTTGGATGATTACATTAACTCCCTTTTGCACCAGTATGAAGTGGAGGGCGCACGGGGACAGCTCCAAGAGCTTGGGCAGAAGAAGGCGGAACTCAAGATAAAGAAGCAACAGGCGGAAACGGAGCAACAAGAAATCCAAACCTACATAGACCGCCACGGGAGCGGCAACTCTTACACCACGCAAGCCTATGGCACGGCGGGCGTGACGATGGAGGCCGCCGTTGGCGTATCGCAATCCCGCCTCTCGAAGGTTATCTCTTTAGGGAACGAAATCTCAGACATCAATGACGACCTCAAAGAAATTGCCGAGACGGAAGCCCTCATCACCAAGACTTACGGCAAGGACATCGCGACAGGTACGCTCAAGGAAGCGAAGGAAGAGAGGGGCAATGGTGGCGGCAATGGCGGCGGCGGTGGCGGCGGCGTTCTCTCGAATCAAACGATTAATCCGATTCAATCGAGCGAAGCGAAAGAAGCGGCCGCTGCCGCGAAGGCTGCCGCTGAAGAAATAGAGGCTGCCGCCGAGCGGGAGCGTATCGCCGTCATCGCGGCCGCAGCTCTCGGAGTGAAGACGGAGGAGGAGAAGGCTCAGCGTCTCTTAGAGATAGAGCGCGAAACGCTCACCAAGAAGCGCGACCTCTACGCCGAGGGCACGCAGGAATTCAACGACTACAACCGCCAGCTCACGGAGCTTGCCAAGACGCAGCGGCGCGAATTGCAAGAGTGGAGCATCGCCGAGATAGAGCGTGAGGAGCAGGAAGAGCTTGCCGAGGCCGAGACGCGCCACTACCGCGAACTTACCGCCGAGGAGGACTACGAGGCCGAGAAGACGGAAATCACTCTGCGCTACCTGCGCCGCCGCCGCAACTACTACGAGCAAATTGGCGACAGTACGGCCTACGAGAAGGCGCAGACGGACCTCGCCACCGCCGAGCGCGAAGTACAGCTACAGAAGCTCAAAGCCTTCTATGAACGCGCCAAAGAGCTGCGCGAACGCTACGCCAATGCCGAGGACGTGGAGGAACAATACGCCGCCGAGACGGAGCTATTGGAGACGAAACTCAACGAGGGGCTGATTAAATACGAGGATTATCTCAAGCAGAAGATGGCCTTAGACGCGAAGTATGCGCCAGCCATTTTCTCGGGACAATCGGGACAATCGGGACAATCGGGACAATCGACTGAAACGACTGAAACGACGGGAACGACTGAGCCGAATCAATACACTCTGAAAATCGGGGCGGAGACGGACAGCTTCACCTCCGCCCTGCTAAACTGTTTCTCCGCCTTCGACGCTCTCAACGATAAAATCAAGGCGGACGGCGAGGTCACGTGGGAGGACTACGCCGCCTGCGCCGAAGCTGCCCTGCAAACCGTGATGGCGGGGATGCAAGCTTTTTCTTCCTACTACCAAGCCGAGCAACAGCTTGAGGAGGCTCAGGTCACGAAGAAATACGACGCCGAGATAGAGAAGGCGGGGGCGAACACCACGAAGGGCAAGAAGCTCGAAGAGAAGAAGCAAAAGGAACTCGCAGCCATCAAGACCAAGTACAACAAGCGGCAAATGGCTATAGAAATAGCGCAAGCCGTGGCCAGCACCGCTATGGCTGCCATCAATTCCTATGCCAGTGCGTCAAAGATAAGTTGGATTCTCGGTCCTATTGCCGCCGCCGCTGCCCTCGCCGCCGGAGCAATACAGATAGCCAGCATCAAGAAGCAGCACGAAGCCGAGGCAGCGGGCTACTACGAGGGCGGCTATACGGGCGGTGTGGGTACGCACGAAGTGGCAGGCGTAGTTCACGGCGGCGAGTTCGTGATGAACGCCCGCGCCGTGAAGAACCCCGCGCTCTCGCCCGTCATCTCGCTCATCGACTACGCGCAGCGCAATAACACCGTATCGCGCCTCACGCCCGAGCAAGTCTCCGCCGCCATCGCTGCCCCGCAGCGCACCGCGACAGCTGCCGCTCAATCGAGCGAAACGATGCAAGCTATTCAAGCGAGCGAAACGACTGCGGCGGAAACCACGGGGCAGGCCGTAGCCGCTGCCGTAGCCACGAACGCCGCTGTCTCGCGCGAGACCGCCACGCAGCTGCGCCGCCTCGCTGACCAACTCGAAGCGGGCATCACCGCCATCGCCACCATCGACGGGCGAGACGGCATCGCCAACCAACTGCGGCGATACAATCAGATGAAGGAGCGATAGCGGGGCGGGCGTTCAATCGAATCAAACGATTTAATCGATTTAATCGAGAGAAGCGACTGAAACGAGAGAAACGAGGGAAGCGAGAGAAACAACCGACCGCCGCCCACGCGCCGACCAAAACCACTTCACGCGCCGACCAAAACCACTTCACGCGCCGACCAAAACCACTTCACGCGCCGACCAAAAAACGGCGGGGCGGCGTTCAATCGAATCAAACGATTTAATCGAGAAAATCGAGAGATACGACTGAACGAGAAAAACGAACGAAACGAAAAAACTCAGACCACGATGTTTCAACTCCTACTTAACGGCCTGCCCGCCGTCGTCAAGAGCGGGACGACCTTCACCTTCACCCGCGAAAACCCCATCTACTCAGAGCAAGAGGACTACACCTTCGACGTGCAACTGCCCCTGAGCGACTGCCCCGAGAACCAGCGCATCTTTGGCGCACTTCATCACCTGCAACAGCCCGTCAGTCCCACCGCCACCGCCGACGATGAGGGAAACTCCTACCACCTCATCGCACCGCCCCTTGACATATCGGGCTCGTACATCATCACCTCCATCACCGACGAGGACATAAAGATACAGCTCACGGCGGGGCGCACCTCCATACGCTCCACCTCCTCCGACATCCTACGCTCCGAGGACATCTACGTGGACGAACTCAACTTGGGCTTCGCCATCAAAGAAAGACGAAACGGCAAGTACGTGGAGACGCAAGAAGACCTTATCCGCTTGCTCGTCTGCGCCGGCAACACGACGTGGCGCGACATTTATCTCCACGGCACGAGCAGCACGGACGCAAGGACTGCCGTGTGCTTCCCTGTTTACTCTGAGGCTGACGATGCATGGAGCAACGCCATCGTGCGCCACGCCTACTTCACGGACGACGGCTCGTTTGAGGACGAAGAAATAAACCTCCCCCTCTGCGCCAACCTCGGAGACCAAACCTCTAAGGCGCACGCCGCGACGGGAGAGGCGCGACAGTGGTACTATCCCTCAACCCTCGTTGTCGCCCCGCAGCCCTTCCTCTACGTGGTCATAGAGCGCGTGCTCACCGCCCTCGGCTTCCCCTTCAACATCAACACCGCAGATGAAGACGACTGCCTTCGCTCCGACTGGCGCAGCCGCATCTTCATCGCCAACGCACGCGGCACAAACCTCATCGCGGGTATGCTGCCCCACTGGACGGTCAAGGAGTTCATCCGTCAGTGCGAAGACTTCCTCGGCATAACTATCACCACTCGCCCCTGCACTGAGTACGACGAAGATATGCAGAAAGCCTATGGCGTGAAATACGGACAATGGGGCGTCGTTCGCAATCGCTTCTACGCCACGACAGGCAGCTCTATCTCCGAACTCGTCACGATAGCGCAAGCCACCGACGACCACTCCTCTGAATACGACAGCGAGAGCACAACGGGCAGCATCACCACGGGCAACGTGGCCTATACCGACGAATACTCCACCGCCGAACCCTACGTCTATCTCAACGACGACATCCTCTCCGTCTGCACCATACAGGACTACGACAGCGACGATGCCTTCCCCACCATAGATGCCTCCGCCGACGACTTCCCCACCCTCCGCTCCTACATCTACCACGCCACCGACACCGACCGCTACTACGTCATCGGGCGCACCTACTACGAAGAAGGCAACGACGACGCCACCACCTACTACTACATAGAGGTTGACCATTTAGGGCCGCTCCTGCGCCGCACCGACAGCCGCGAAGCCGACACCACACTCAAAATCATCCCCTGCCGACAGACCACCTACGACCTCCCCGTCTATGCCTACCAATACAACGGCTTCTCTAAAGACGGCTACTTGCGCGACTACTGCCTCATCACCACCGACAAAGGCTATCTATACGGCGGTACTCAAAACCCCGTGGGCTGCACCTCTGGCACACTCTACGCCCTTGCCACCGCCGACACCCGCGTTGTCTCAGGCTACGAACCCGTGGCCGCCGCCGACATCCTCAGCGGCGAAGCCGACATCCCCGACACCAACAAGCGAGACTTCATCGAAGTGGCCTACGCCGAGCAAGGCGCCCTCAACTTCCGCCCCACCATCACAGGCCACATTCAAGGGCTCGCCCCCCTCGGCAAGGAATACATACAAATGACCCCAATAGAGAACGGCGAGACCAACCTCTCCACCAGCAAGATAGACATCCAGCCCTCCGGCACAGAACTCTATCCCTACATCAACAACCGCGACGGCGAAGAGGATCTCTACTACACCCTCCGTCGAGGAGGGCGTCCCCTATTCTCCCTGCGCACCGCCGCCGCCGAGGGCAGCAAGTATGGCAAGTCCATCTCCCTATTCCAAACCCCCTCATACACCATCGACACCCGCCTGCAACGCACCATCAACTTCACCGACAATATCACACCCGACCCCACCTCCATCTTCCTCATCCGAGGCCGCCGCTACGTCTGCCTCAAGCTCGAATACACCATCTCACCCGACAGCGGCCTCTCACCCCTCAAAAAAGGCACATTCGTAGAAATCGGCGAGACCTAAGCCCCGCTGCAGTCGCTTCTCTCTTTTCGGTTGCTTCTCTCGGTTCTCTCGTTTCTCTCGGTTCTCTCGCTTCTCTCGATTCTCTCAATTAAATTGAAAAAAACGGCAAAAACATCGCGCGATAAAAAAAGTTCCGTATATTTGCCGCCACAACATCGTAAGAACCTAACTGAAATTAACCTTACAAACATGGAAGCTCCCGACAGCAAGCCCTATGTGATAGGGCTTGACATTGGCGGCACAAACTCCGTCTTTGGCATCGGCACAACTTCATTCTTATGGAGAAGCTCTCCACGGGAAGTAGGCCACACGCGCAGCAAAAGCCGCCATAAGGCTGCTACTTCCCTATATGGGCGATGGCGTGAAGACCATCACCACCGACAACGGCAGCGAGTGCGGCGCACACTATACAATCACAAAGGCACTGGCGTGAAGACCATCACCACCGACAACGGCAGCGAGTGCGGCGCACACGAGGCAATCACAAAGGCACTGGGCGTGAAGACCATCACCACCGACAACGGCAGCGAGTGCGGCGCACACGAGGCAATCACAAAGGCACTCAACGGTAGCGAGCTTTGCGCACACTATACAATCACAAAGGCACTGGGGGGAGAGACCGTCTATTTCGCCGACTCCTACTGCTCATGGCAGAAAGGAGCAATCGTGGCAGAAAGGTGCAATAGGGAACGCCAACAAACACATCAGGCAATACAGCCTCGCCGCCTCCTACTGCTCATGGCAGAAAGGTGCAATAGGGAACGCCAACAAACACATCGGGCAATACATCAGGCAATACATCCTCGCCGCCTCCTACTGCTCATGGCAGAAAGGAGCAATAGAGAACGCCAACAAACTCATCAGGCAATACATCCCAAAAGGTACGGACTTCGCTAAGGTGATACCTGCATTCATAAAGAAAACGCAAGCCAAAATAAACGCAAGACCTAAAAGATAGATACGAAATGATACTGCAAGAGATTATTGACCGGATTCTTGACCGGACGGACATTGTGGACGTGGTGACACGCTCTGGCGTGGAACTGCACCGTGCGGGGCGCGACTTCGTGGCGTGCTGCCCGTTTCATGAAGAGAAAACGCCGAGTTTCCACGTGAACCCCGCGCGTCAGACGTGGCATTGCTTCGGTGCGTGCCAGACGGGGGGCAACGCCATCGGCTACGTGATGCGGCGCGAGGGGTTATCGTTTCCCGAAGCGGTGCGCGAGCTTGGGCAGCGTTATGGCATCGAAGTGGAAGAGACGGAGGAGACGGCGCAGGAACACACTGACCGCCTGAAGAGAGAGCAGATGCGCACGATCAACGAAAAGGCGGCGGCGTGGTTTGTGCGTCAGCTACACTCTGAAGAGGGGAGGACGGCTCTCTCCTACGCTAATGCCCGTTGGGGCGAAAAGTACGTCAGCGAGGCGGGCTTAGGCTTTGCGCCCAACCGTTGGGACGCGCTCTTAGAGTTTTCCCGCTCGCAGGGATGGCCGCAGGAGCTTGTCATTGAGCTTGGCTTGCTGCGACAGTCAGATAAGACGGGGCGCGTGTTCGACTTCTACAAGAACCGCCTCGTTATCCCTATCCGCTCCCGCTCGCGGCAGATTGTGGGCTTCACGGCTCGCGACCTCTCGGGCGACGAACACGCACCGAAATACGTTAACTCGCCAGAGAGCGAAGTGTATCACAAGGGGCAAGCGATGTGGGGCATGGACACGGCCTCGCACGAGGCGGCACGGCAGGAGAAGTTTTACGTCGTGGAGGGAGCTGCCGACGCGATGAAGATGCAGAGCGTTGGCATTGAGAACGTGGTCGCCCCGCTCGGCGGGAATATGACTGCGGAGCAGTTTAAGGTGCTCAAGAAGACGGCGAAGGGCGTGTGCTTCATCAACGACGCCGACCCGTGGAAGACAGAAGCCGCCGACCCTGCCAAGCGTTACGGCGCGGGCGTGGCCTACGTGCTGCGCAACGGCGAGATGGCGGTGCAGGCGGGCTTGAACGTGAGCGTGCGGGAGCTTATGCCCGCCGAGGGTAATCAGAAGCAAGACCCGGGGACGTTTTTCACCTCGGCGGCGATGCTTGGACAGCTCACGGAGGAGGACTTTATCACGTGGGCGGCGGGCAAGCTCTTCTCGAAGGAGAACGGCACGAGCGTACAGGCAGACACCGTGAAGCACGTGGCGGATATGCTCTCCTACATCGCCGACGACGTGCGCTTAGAGATGTTGCTGCCCGACGTGGCCAAGCGGCTCAAGGGTACGCGCCTGCCAATGCTTAAACAGCTCGTCACGCGGCTACGATGGGAACGCGTTCACGGCGAGCAAAAGAAGCGCGGCGAGGTGAACTTGCAGGACTATGGCTTCTACGAACAGCGCACGCAGGAGGGCTACGGCTACTGGGCACGCTCGGAGAAGGACGGCGAGGTGCAGTGGTCAAACTTCACGATGCGCCCGCTCTTCCACATCAAGAGCGAAGACCGCCCGCTGCGTCTCTTCTACCTCAAAAACGATAAAGGGCGTGAGGACATCGTGGAGATGACGATGGAAGACCTCAACTCGCCCGCCAAGTTCCGGCAAAAGATAGAAGGCATCGGCAACTACCTATGGATGGGCGGAGACCGCGAAATGGTGCGTCTGAAGCGTTACCTCTACGATCAGACCGAGACGGCTACCATCGTGCAGCAAATGGGATGGAACGGCAAGGGCTTCTACGCATGGGGCAATGGCCTGTGGGCAGAGGGCGAGTTCCACAAAGCCGACGAATACGGCATAGTGAGATGGAACGAGCAAAACTACTACATTCCCGCCGCCTCCAAGATATATAAGGACGAAGCCCTCACCTTCGAGCGGGAGCGCAAGTTCGTGCACCTCACGCTCCAAAACGTCAACACGGGCGACTACCTTTCGCGCTTCGCCGCCGTCTATGGCGAGAACGGGAAAGTAGGGCTTATGTACTGGTGCGCCTCGCTCTTCCGTGACATTATCGTGGCGCACACCGACAAGTTTCCTATCCTTAACCTCTTCGGGCCAAAGGGTAGCGGCAAAAGCCAGATGGCCGCCGCGCTCATGGCATTCTTCGTGACGGGATATAAAGCCCCCAACATACAGAGCGCCACGCCTGCGGCCCTTTCCTACGAAGTGGCCGCCACGAGCAACGCCATCTGCCACATTGATGAATACAAGAACGACATCGACGCCCGCCGCATCGACTTCCTCAAGGGACTATACGACGGGGCAGGGCGTATGAAGATGGGCGGCGCAAGCTATGACAAGATAGAGATGACCGCTGTCAAGACGGGCATCATCCTCTCTGGGCAGGAATTACCCACGGCGGATATCGCCCTCTTCCACCGCTGCGTGTTCCTCTCGTTCCCTAAGTCAACGTTCACGCCCGAAGAGAAGAACCGCTTCGACAGTCTTCGCGCCATACAACGCCTCGGGCTGACCTCCATCACGCTCGATCTACTTGGCGTGCGCAAGAAGTTCGAGTCCACCTTCCGCGACATCTACGCCGCCACCACCGCCGACATCAACGCGCAGCTCGACGGCAAGACCGTAGAGACCCGCTTGCTCGAAAACTGGGCAAAGGTGCTCGCCGCCTTCCGCTGCGTAGAAGGATGCCTACCGTGGCCAATGACCTACGTAGAAATGCTCGACGTGGCCACACGCGGCCTGCTCGCGCAAAACAAGATGTCGGGCGAGAGCAACGAACTTGACAAGTTCTGGAACATTGTGCAATACCTCCACGACGAAGGCGAACTGCACGAAGAAGGCGACTACATCATACGCGAACGCAAAGAGATAAAGACCGACATCTCCACCCGCACCTTCCCCGACGCCGTGCGCCTGCTCTACATCGTCCCCACACGCATTATGGCACAATACCGAATGGTATCCCTCCGCAAAGGCGAAAAGCCTCTGCCCGAAGATGCTCTGCGCGAATACCTCAAAAACGCCAACTACTACCTCGGACTGAAAGCCGCCAAGTTCAAGTTCCTCATCAATGGCATAGAGCAACACGTCAAAGACCCCCAGCCGGGCAAAAACAACGTCAAGCAAACCACCCGCCGCGCCCTCGTCTTCGACTACGAAGCCCTCGTGAAGCTCTACGGTATCTCTCTCGAAACTACTACCGACGATGCAGAAGCACAGCTCCCTGCGAAAGAATCGAAACTCCCGTTTTAATCGTTTCAATCGTTTCAATCGTTTCAATCGTTTCAATCGTTTCAATCGTTTCAATCGAGAGAAACAAGAAGAACGACTAAACGCCGCCCACGCGCCGACCAAACCCAATTCACGCGCCGACCAAAACCACTTTGTGCGCCGACCAAAACCACTTTGTGCGCCGACCAAAAAATGGCGGCTTCAGTCGAGAGAACCGTTTTAATCGTCTTAATCGAAAGCAATAAATGTCAGCAAATCCACTCCTTATATATATTCCCCTGACGGGCTACCTCCGCCAGTGGCTCACGCACGCCCTCGGCGACCCCGTGGTGTTCCCCTCCCACTCCTACGAGAATGCCATCATCGCCCGCGCCCTCTCGCCGTTGCCCGCAGGCCGCGCCCCGCAGCTGCGCCAGCCCGACACCGTGGCCATCGCCTGCCCCTCTGTGCTCGGCAAACCTATTGACCGCTACAACTACTTTGGCCGCCGTGGGCGCGCTGCCCTCACCGAGGCTATTAATACGCTCTTCACGCTCGACCTGTGGTATGGCATCAGCCCTTTGCTCACTACGCGGCGGCTGAATGAGAGTATAGACGCTTGGGGCAAGAGTCATGGCATCTCCATCGACTACTACGATGCAGTGCGCAAACGCTTCTACCGCATGCGCCAACGCTACGCCGAGCATGGCATCATCGTGAGCCGCGCCAACAAGCGAAAATCTCTCGTTTCTCTCGATTAAATTGATTAAATCGTTTGATTCGATTGAACGCCGCCTTTTTTTATCCTCAAAAGAAGAAACAACAACGGCATAAATAGCCCAGCACTATGAAGCAAGTATATTTCAACAAAATGCAGCGGGAGGTGTGCGCCATCGCCGCCCGCGACAGTGTAGTAGTGGCAGGCCGTGGCACGGGTAAGGGGCTGCTCCACGCCGCCATCAACCTGCGCAACTTCCAAGCTATGCCCCGCAGCACCACGGCCATCGTTGCCCCCAACGCCATCCGTGCCAAGACGAACACCATCCCCTCTATGACTATGCACTGGGAGGCGTGGGGCTATAAGCGTGGGCTGCACTGGGTCATCGGGCAGCGACCGCCGAAGGCTCTCGGATGGCCGCAGCCGCTCATCATCCCCGAGAACTGGGACAACGTGATCAGCTTCTATACGGGAGCTATCGCGCAAATCATCTCGCAAGACCGCACAGGCACGTCAAACTCGAAGAGCTTCGACTTTATAGACATAGACGAGGCGAAGTTTATCAAGTACGACCAACTCAAAAACGAGACCTTTCAGGCCAACCGTGGGCAAAACAACGTATTCGGCACTTGCCCGTGGCATCACGGCATGCTCATCACCTCCGACATGCCCGTCTCAAAACAAGGCTCATGGTTTCTGCACTACGAGAAAGAGCAAACCACGGACGTAGTGGAGCTGATAGAAGCCACCATCGCCGAGCTTGGACGCCTGCATCAAGCCGAGGCAGACGGAACGGCCAACCCCACCGATCCTATCATGAAGAGACGCTACGTCCGTGCGCTCGGCGAGCTGCGGCGGCACGCCCTACTGTTCCGCCGCTACTCCTCGCTGACCAATATGGAAGTGCTTGGCGAAGACTTCATCCGCCAACAAAAACGCGACCTGCCCCCGCTCATCTTCCAGACCTCCATCCTCTGCCTGCCAGTCACCGCCTTGAAGGATGGCTTCTACAGTTCTATGAAGGAGTGGCACAAATACAACGCCACAGACTTTCACTATCTCGATGCGCAGGAATATGCTGCAATGCCCTCCTCGCCCGACTGCCGCGCCGATGCCGACATACAGCGCGACCGCCCGCTCGCCATCGCCTTCGACTTCAACCGCAACATCAACTGGCTCGTCTGCGCCCAAGCCGACGAGACGGAGGGACGCATGAACACCCTCAGCTCCTTCTACGTCAAGTACGACCGCAAGCTGCCCGAACTCGTGGACGACTTCTGCCGCTACTACGCCGCACTGCCCCTCCACGAGGTCTTCTTCTACTACGACAGCACCGCCCTCGGCTCAAACTACGCCGTCAACGACGAAGACTTCCGCTATGTCATAGAGCACGAACTCACGCGCCACGGTTGGGCAGTCACCCCCGTATATATAGGCCGCCCTATGAATCACGCCGAGAAGCACCTACTCATCAATCAAGGATTCGCAGGGCAAAACCGCCTCACGCCATACTTCAACGAAGAACGCAACGCCGACCTCCTTGTCTCCATCCAAACAGCAGGAGTGTATAACGGCAAGAAAGACAAGCGCGGAGAAAAACTCGCCGAGACCGAAGAAGACCGCCTCGAAGCCCGCACCGACGGCAGCGATGCTTGGGACACACTCTACATCGGCCTCGAACGCTTCCCGCAATCCGGCAACGCCAACCTCGCCTTCTCCTCCAACTGGCGATGACGCGCCGGGCTTCGCGGCACACACACCTATCCCCACCGACCTTTGAAGCGGTGGGGATATTTTTTCGCCCTACTCTCCACGCCACCCTGCCGCGCCCCTGCCGCAAGACCTGCACACTTGCAAGGAGAGTGAGCAAAAGCAAAAAAATTTTTTTCTCGCACGAGGGGAAAAATGGTGGCAACCGTAGCAACCGCTGACAACTTTTTATTTTAATATTGATTATTAAGTAATTAAGAAAATGGAACGGTTGCAACTACCCCCTAATTTGGTTGCTATCGGTTGCTACCCCCTGGCAACCGCTGACAACCAAAAACCCCGAAAATCGCCGAGGTAGCAACCGCTGACAACCAAAAGCAACCGAAGTTGCTACCACTCAAAACTGTTAACTCGTTAATATCCAAGCGAAAGGGAAAAAGTTGCCAGCGGTTGCTACGGTTGCCACCTACATACACCCCCTCATGTGCGCGAACACACTTTTTTCGCGCCGTGGACGACTGAAGCCGCTGCGCCTCTCGACGGGGACAGGAGTGTCCCCGCTCCCGTTGCCCCGCCGCGACAGCTGCTCCCGTGTTCCCCCCCCCTGCATATTCCGCTTTTTGCCCCGCAAGCGGGGGCGTGGCGGCGTAGGGCACTGGGGGGTGTGCTCTGTGATAAGGTAAAAGATATTACAAAGTAACCGCGCTATTGCCTAT